GGCAACTATAAGTGCCTCTAATATCTTTGGAACTGACTCGGAGCAATTAACAATTATTATAACTAATATTACTCCAACTCCCGCGGCTTACACAAAACTGCTTATGCACTTTGATACGGATTTTTCGGATGACGCAGGGCATACATTCACAAACAACGGAGTAATTATTGATACCACCTCAAAAGTTTTTGGAGCAGGTTCGGCTTTCTTTGATGATGGATTAGGTCATTCTTTAATTGCTCCCTATTCCTCAGATTTTGATTTCGGCTCTGGAGATTTTACAGTAGATTTTAGGATAATGTTTACAGGTCTTGTGGGTGGTTATCATTGCACGATAGGGAACTGTGAAATGGGCAATTGGGGTTGGTGGATAGAATTTCAAGACGCAAATCAAATGCAGTTTGATTATTCTGTAGATGGTAGTGAGGGTTTATCTGTGGCTGCCTCTTTCAGTTTTAGCCTTTCTCAATTTTACCATATAAAAGTATCCTGTGTTTCTGGAGTAGTGTATTTGTTTATTGACGGAGTTTGCCTAAATCCAGGAGGGACGGCACTTGAAGGAGCAATTTATAACCCAGAACTCCCACTATGGATTGGGGTATTATCTCCTTCAGGCGGCGTATACGAAATAAGAGGGTGGTTGGATGAAGTGAGAATATTAAAAGGGCTTGGGGACGCAACGGCTGACTTTACTCCACCGACTACACCTTATGCCATTGTATAGGAGAATATTATGTCAAGTGATATTGAAACCGCAATAAAGAGCCTTTACCCTTCCGCAAAGTTTACGATAGGGAGAATATATAATAGTTTAGTATGGCTCTCTCTTGAGATAACTAAACCGACAGCAGAGGCTATTATTAAGGAGCAGAATAGGCTCTTTAGAGTAGGAATAAATAATACTTACCAGATGAAAAGAAGGAACGCATACCCTCCTGTCTCTGACTATATTGATGGGATAGTAAAGGGAGATACCGCTCAAGTGCAAGCCTATATTGATAAGTGTAAAGCGGTTAAGGCTAAATATCCGAAAGGTTAAGGAGTAATAATGACCGGAGATGGCAACTTTATAACGATCGCAAAAGTTCAAGCGGACTTTCCGTTATCTGCGAGGATATCATCCTCCAGCTATCCAACAACTGCGATCGCAACTAATATACAAGAGAGCGAGGGAATTACAGAGGCAAAGCTGTCTCCTCTGGGATACTCCAGATCCGATCTCCAGCAAGCTCCTCTTGTTGCATCTCTTGTTTTAATCTATTGCAGATATGCTGTGATCCGGGATATGTTTGCCGGGATCTCTCCGAGTGATGGAGAGAACGCATGGGAGAAGTGGCTGGAGATGTTTGACTCCCGGATCAAGGATCTCACAGATCCGGAGAAACCGATGGCACAGCTGGTTGATGCCAATGGAGCAGTAATAGTCAAGTCAAATACAGATAAGCGGTTTGATCCGACATTCAATACCTCGGGAGTCTCCCGGATCATCACGATGGACAAGCCGGAGACATGGAGTATCGATAAGAGCAACTCCGATCCAGCAGTCATCGGAGCGGATAGCAACCCGATATCAGATCCATCGGTTGAGAGCGGAGATCAGACATGAGGATATCATGGGAGATGGATAAGAAAGAGGCTCAAGTCCTCCGGGATAAAGTCCACAATCAGCTGGAGGCTTTGAAGAATACAAAGACTCCTCTGGCGATGATGGCAACGATACTTTATCAGTCAGTCATGAAAAACTTTGCGGAGCAAGGAACGGATAAGGAAAAATGGAAGGAGCTTTCTCCCTTCACGATCATGAATAGAAGGCAAGGCAAGAAGGGGAATCTGGCAAGAGCCATCGCAACCTCGGGGAGACCAGCCTCGGCTTTCGGAGTTAAGATCTTACAGGATACAGGCTTTATGAAGGCATCGATCACTCCCTCTGTCCGGGATGGTGTTGCCGAGGTAGGATTAAACGGACAGGAGGCGGAGATCGGGAGAGTGCATCAGTTCGGCAAGCCTCGGAGCGGAAATGAGCCAGCGATCCCTCGGAGATCTTTCCTTGTCCTCCGGGATAAGGATCGGGAGCGGATCATGGCTGTTGCTCGTCTCTGGTTTTTCGGGAGCAATAGTGCTAAAAAAGGTGGAGGCATCCTGTGAGCACACATACGGAAAACATTTACAAGGCAGTATATAAGATCTTGCATGATGCCTTGACTCCTCCGGGATCTTTAAGCTATGTTAAGGATGTCATTGAGGGCTGGAAGAACAGAGACGATATCCCGGCTTTCCCGGTGATCATCCTCGAGCCAGCGGATGAGAAAGAGACAAGATACTCTGTGCCTTATAGAGTGAGAGGTATCTATGAATTGACGATCATCCCTTTTATGGCGGAATATAATCCAGCCGGACAGATCGTAGGAGCTGGGAGCACTAAAGGAATACAAAGCATAGTTTCAGATATCAAGAATCTTTTGAGCATTGATAAGAGTCTCGGAGGCACAGCTCTCAAGTTTGAGTTTCCGAGCTGTCCGTATAGGTTTGAGTTTTACCCGAATAGGTTTGCAGAGCTCAAGATGGAAATTGAATACATTACTCAAGATACACAGCGATAAAAGGAGGACTTTATGTCAAATGCTATTGAACAAAAATGGATAGGGCTTGCGAAAGAATCACCGAGGGGAACAGCTGTCTTGCCTCCGACAAAGTATATTGCTGTTGCTCCGGACTCCGAGGCGGAATATAAACAGACTCCGATAGAGGATGAGAATGTCAGAGGACTGCTCGAGAGATTCCAGCCTCAAGCCGGGATCAAGGATGGATCGGCAAAGCTCTCCGGGATAGATGTCCAATGCGATAACATAGGGGAGATATTAAACTCTCTCCTCGGTAAATTGACTACTACAACTCCGACAACCGGAGCATATTCCCATGCCTTCCAGAGAGATCCGAGCTTGATCCAGCTCCCGAGTTATACTCTGGCGATGCAGAGGGGAATAAGTGCAAAGGCTTATAATCTTGCCTGTGTTAAGTCTCTCGGGCTCTCCGGAGCGGTTGATGGCAAGGTAAAGGCTGATGTTGACTTTCTCTTTCAGACAGAGGTTGCTTATACAACTCCGACAACTCCCAGCTGGGTAGATCCGACTCCCTTCATGTTTTATCAGTCAGTCATCAAGCTGGCTGGCACTTCAAATGTCGATGTCAAGGACTGGACTCTCACGATAGACAACCAAAGCATGGCACAGAGGACTCTCAACCAGAGCCAAGATATCCGGGATGTCAAGTCAGTAGGCAAGATGTTAGTCTCCGGAGGCTTTAACATTTACATGGAGGATGAGGTTGAGAGAGCAAAGTTTCTTGCAAATACCTCGTCATCCCTCGAGATCATAATGACCGGAGCTCCGATCGGGAGCACAGGCATAAATGCCTCTCTCGATATTCTGCTCCCTTCGATTCATTACACAGCATTTCCTTTCGGGAATCTGGATGGGATCGTGGGCTGTGCGGTTGCTTTCAATGCGTATTACAACCTCTCAACCGGGAGATCGATGCTGATCACTCTGGTGAACGGAGAGGCAACTTATTAAAAAATAAAGGCTGGTTGTGCAGGAAATATCCTGCCTGTCTCTTAAAAAGGATAGGCAGGATTATTTTTAAACGGAGGATAGTATGCAGGATAAGATAAAGAGAGTGGATGATTTTGAATTGCTCCGAGAGGTAGTAAAGAATCAGGGAGAGCTAAAAATAGGGCAAGCTCTACTTGTAGGCAAAGTAGATTTACTACATAGAACAATAAATGTAGATAATGGGCAACCCTGTATAGTAAGCCGGCTAAGATGTAATGAGAGTGATATTAAAGATATTGCAACGGAGCTAACAGTAGTAAAGGCTTTAAAAGCAGGGAATAAATCCCTCTCTAAAACTATTATGGATTTAGCTGTAACTCTGGCAACAATATTTTTAGCCTTAAAGGGCATAGGGATTATTAAGTAGGAGGCTCTATGATAAAGTTTGATATAACTTTTGACCAGCATGACTTAATCGGTCTAATCGGAATGCTCTTAACCTTTATCTCTCTATGGGTAAAGGCTATAGATATGGGAGGTCTTAGTATAGGCTTAGCTTTTAGTGGAGGTCTTATACTCGGCTCTAATGTCCCTCTATTCTCCGGGAAGGTAAACAATGAGATCTCCAAAGTTTGATGCGATCATAGACTCTGTATTAAAAGCAGAGGGATACTGGACAGAAGATCCGACAGATCCCGGAGGACTTACGATCTGGGGAATCTGTGCGAGAGACTGGGAATCCGATGTCATTAAAATGAAAGTCATGTCTCAAGCAGACTCGAGGGAGTATGCAAAAGATTTTTACTTTCGGGAATACTGGACTCCTCTCAAGGTTGAGGATCTCGATGTCCATCTCTCCTATGCTCTGCTTGATGGAGCTGTGAATCAAGGAGTCAACCTCATGGCAACATGGGCTCGAGGGCTCGGATCGGAGATCACTCTTGATAAGATAATAGCATGGCGGATGTGCCGATATGTCGAAAAGATCGAGCAGTATCCAAAGCTCGAGACCTATTGCTTCGCATGGATGCAGAGGCTCAAGGAGCTCTACCGATGGAGTCTTTAGCTCTTGACAGGATGGCATCAGTATGGGTTGACAGCATTGCATCCTTGATCTGCTCTCTGTCTGTGGTGATAGTTCCGGCTTTTTTAGCTTTTATTGTAAACAAGACAGGAGAGATGCTATGAAAAAGATCCTTTTTCTTTTACTGATCCCGATCATCCTCCTCGGCTCAAGCTGGGAGAGGCAGTCTAAAGACCGGGAGCGGATCAGATGGCAAAAGATAGCTAAAATCTGTCAGTTTTACCATGAGAAAGGCACTCTCGAGCAATACGAGTGGTTGACTCCCGGCTTTCTTTACAAGGTTATAAGATGGGGAGAGGTTTACTCTCCTCTCGCAAAGGACTATGATTATGATACTCTGATCCCTGAAAACTTCTACTTGAGATGGTGTAGCCAAGAAACTAATTTTTGTCCTTATGCCTCGGTTGCATACCTCAATGAGAATAGAGAGATCGATTACTTCATGATGAGTATGAATCAGATCCATCGGCAAGGGAAGGCTCCTCATAACCTATACCGAGTAATTGACAAGATGTATCCGGATCTTGCAAAGAAACCGGACTCCGATCCGGAGAAAAATGTTGCAGTATGGTTTTTATGGCTGGGTAGGCAAAAGTATCCGGATGGCTGGACTTGCTGGCGGATCTGGAAAAGGACAAGACCGGAAGTCATCGAGCTTTACGATATGCTCAAGGATGTAAAATGAAAGATCTCCCTGTAATATTTTTCAAATATAAGAGCCGGGGAAAGATGTCTCTGCAATTCATGAGGCTGGAGGAGTTTTATGAGAATCCGGAGCTCTCCGGGAAGGTAAACAGCCAGCAAAAGATTGTGGAGTGGTGGAAGAAAAAGCATAAGATAGATTACATGGAATACTGGGATGGCTTTAATATACCGAGCAAGGTAATAAAGCCTTTCATAAAAGCCTATCGAGGATTATTGACATGGGAGGAGAAGGATGCATTGAGCAAGCTCCCGGAGGGGAAATACTATATCATCTGCGGAATCAATGACAGCACTCTCCAGCATGAGCTCCATCATGCCTTGTTTTATGCGGATCGGACTTACAGGAGAAAGATCCTCTCGATCCTCGGATCTTACAACACAAAGAAGATCGGGAGAAAGCTTATGAAGGAGATGGGATATAAGGAGTCCTCGATCCCGGATGAGACTTCTGCCTATCTTATTGATGGAGGAGCGGATCTGATCTCTGAGTGCGGAATTGATCTAAAAGTATATACGGATCTCCAGCTGAAATTGTTGCAGGCATATACCAAAAAGATTGTGAAGTTTATCAAGATGACGATCATCGAGGAGGAGTAATGGCGAATCTCCGGTTGACTCCGACAGCTCCCTCCGAGACTGATATCAAGCATCAGATCCGAGACTACCTCAACCGCAAAAGTATATTTAATTTTTACTGCTTGCAAGGGATGGGAGCTTTCAAAGGAGTGCCGGATCGGATCTTTATTTATAAAGGAGTGGTAGTCTTTCTCGAAATAAAGAAGGAGAAAGGCATCCAGAGCCCGCACCAGATACACTTTCAAGCGGAGATCGAGCGGAGCGGAGGGAGATACCTGCTGGCTCGGAGTGTTGATGATGTCATCGCCGAGGTTGGGAGGATCAGTTATGAGCATCGATAAAATCAAAGAGATCGCTCTCCCGGTGTTGATAATCATCCTCGGGATCGTGGTTGCATTTCATTTCCTTTTTCCTAAAGTGATCACAAAAACAGAAACAAAGGTTGAGATCCGAGAGGTAATCCGATACATTACCAGCAATTCAACGATCACAGGAGCGACCTCTGCGACATTAACTCCCGGAGGCACAGCAGTCTCCGGATCTAATTTAACAATAACTAATGCGACAACAATAACACAGCACAGCGACACAACTATCACAGACAAGATAAAAACAAAATACTCCGAGACAGCGATCATCGCCGGGCTCGAGGGATTTGGAATCGTGAAAGACTACGGAGGCTTTATCAACTTCAAAACTGATGCTTATGAGTTCGGGATCTCTTATGCTGTGATCCGGAAAGAGTTTGATCTCCGGGCTGGCATGGCGGTGTTGTCATGGTAATAACCATCGGGAAGAAAGACTCGATGCAACTCCTCTTAAAGTTTGAAAAGGGATATTTCCCGGAGCTTGAAAAGCCGGAGGATGCCGGAGCAATAATACTCTGGGGATTATGGAGAACGAAAAAGCAGAAAGTGCCTAATGAGAATCTGGCGGAGTTTATGAGTAAAATCGATATTGAGGTGGTTGACAATGGCTGATGATGTCCAAAACCTAAGTATTAAAATAAAGATAAATGCGGATACAAAACAGCTTGAGGTTGTCGGAGCAAGCCTCAAGGAGTTTACAACCGGAGTAGAGAACACAGGGAAGAAAGCCGGACAAGCCTCCTCCGGGCTGGGAGCTCTCGAGGGATCTCTTGACAGCCTTCTCCAGCCTCTCGGAGTCAGTCTCGGAGCTTTTGCTGGTGTTGCCGGAGCGATCGGGCTTGTCGGAGCAACTATCGGAGCTGGGATAAGTAAATGGGAACAAGATAAGGCTCTCAACCGGGAGATGGCTGTTGTTGTGAATGGGCTCGGTTTGAGTTATGACAAGCTGAAAGACAGCATCGATGCTAATCTCTCAAGCTTGAGATCTAACACTCGATTCACAGATGAGGAAGTCAAAAAGTCCTTTGCAACCGCTCTCAAATATACCGGAGATGTCTCTCAAGCTTATAGACTCCTCCAGATCGCAGAAAATACAGCTGTTGCATCTAATAAGTCTCTCGCAGAAACGATGGACAAGTTCGGCACAGCAATGAAGGGAGGAGACAGAGCTACCAAAGTTTTGTTTGATGCTTTCGGACAGCTCGGAGTTCAGGGTAAAACTGTAGCAGAAATGATTGAACACCTTGGCACTACTAATGAGAACACAGCAAAGATAGAGGAGAGCTTAACAAAGACCGGAACGGAGCTCAAAGAATCTTTCGAGGATACCTCAAAGGTAATCGGGGAGCAATTAGTGCCAGCTTTGACAGAGCTGGGAGATGTAGGAAAGCCTCTTATTGTGAGGTTTACCGGAGCGGTTGGGATGTTTATAACAGCTTTCCTCCAGCTGGGAGATGTGGTTGCGAGTGCCGGAAAGAGGATGTATTACACTTTGACCTTTCAATTCAAAAAGATGGATGAGGAGTCAAAGCGATTCTCGGATGCGATGACAAAGAGATGGGGAATATTCTGGGATGGAGTAAAGAAAGCAAGAGAGACAGAAGATAAAGCAAAAGAAAAAGCAGACAAAGAATATGACAAGTTTAAGGCAGATACTCTTAAAAACTCTCTCGCAGATGAGCAAGCCAATTCAAGAATTAAAGAGGATCTCGCTCATAAGCTCGAGAAGGTAAAGACAGAGAACGCAAAGAATAGTTATGATGAGAGAATGAAGCTCCTCGATGCGGATGTTGCAAAGTATCGGAAAGCCGGAGCAAGTGAGATCGACATAACAGCATATTATGCATCAGAGAAAACTCGGATTACTTTAGATGAGGAGAATCGGAAAGTCAAAGCTAAAAAGGAGCTCGAGGGAATCGAGAGAGATGATGCGAAAAAGACCGCAACCGGACAGATCGATCTCCTCAAGGATACCTATGACTCGGATCTTGTCAACTATAAAAATCAGCTGGACAATAAAGAGATAGCCTTAACAGAATATAATGCGATCCGGCTGGCAAGAGAGAAAAAACTGGCTGTAAACATAACAGAGGTATGGAGGCAAGAGTTTGAGAGTCAGATGAGTATCCTCTCCGGATTTATGGGATCATTGACTTCCGCTTTCGGAGATGCCTCGGCTGTTGGAAAAGCCTCTGCAATTGCTCAAGCAACCATAGATACCTATGCTGGAGCGAATAAGGCTCTTGCGACATACCCTCCTCCCTTTTCATTTATAGCAATGGGAACAGCCATAGCATCCGGGCTTGCTAATGTTGCAAAGATCTCCTCGATTCCAATGATGGCGGAGGGAGGCATTGTAGATAAAGCGACAATGGTTGTTGCCGGGGAGAGGGGAAGGGAGGCGATCATCCCTCTCAACTCTGCTCAAGGCAAGAGCATCCTCGGAGGAGGCTCTGGAGGCGGAGGAGTAAACATAGGCACGATCCAGATACAATTTCCAAATGTCTCAAGCTTTCAAGACTGGCTGAAAGCAGATCCGAAAGTCATCAAGGATGTAGTGGAGAAGAAGATGCTCCAAGCTTTCAACCAGCTGGCAAAAGAGGGTAAAATGACTTCCGTTTCAAAGGTGAATAACATATGACCTATACTGATGTTTTTCAACTCACAGATGGGATCTCTCCGATCAGTTTCTCTCCGGATCAAGGCTATAACAAGCCGGATGATGTCTCTCTGCTGATCAATAATGCGAATGATGGATCTCTTTATGTTTATAAAAAATATTCCAAGAGGAGATGGGAGATCCCTCTCAAGATGCTGGAGAAAGCCTCGGCTGATCAGATCAACAGCTGGAGAGAGAGCTTGACTCTCCTCTCCTTTTACCCGGACATGATCAATGCTCCGACAGCAAGCTTTGTTGTGAGGATCATAAATGACACAAGACCGCTCTCGAGCATGACCGAGTGGACATGGGAGCAGTTATACGATGGTAATTTAATTTTACGAGAGGTTTAAGATGATTCCAGTCTCCAGTTATTTCAGGAATATGCTCGATGCTTTTGCATCGATCCCTCGGCTGTATTTTATCTTTAAGAGATACTGCGGATATACTTGCGAGGATCTCCCGGATGCATCAAGTCCTCTCTGGGCTGTCAGCTCTCCGGGATCGAGTGCATCTGTCGGATCTGGCAGGTTGTCGATCTCCTCCGCTCCCGGATATGGTTATCTTATGTCGATCTCTAATCCAGCGAATAACGGAAAGGAAACAATCCTTGAGGTTAAGGCACAGATCTCCGCTGGCGGAGTTCTTACGATCCATCTCGGGGATGATGTTTGCTCTCAAGATATACAGATCTTTGGCACTTATGCCGGAGGATCTCCGGGAGCAATAGTTAACCCGAACACGTCTCAAATATGTCCTATCGATCCGACAACCGCTCCGCATACTTACAAGATCTCGATGCAAGGGAATACCGGGGAGATCTATTTTGATGGATCTCCAGTTATGACTCCGACAGCTCCGGGATCTTCGAGCTCTGGGATCTCCATCTCTTTCTCGGCTGTAGGGAGCACAGAGACCGCAGACATATACCCGATCTATTACACAGCAGACCTCTCGAGCATCGTGAGGAGTTATGGAAGGATCTCCCGGAGAGGAGATCAAGCCATAACCGGAGACATAACTCTCGAGGTTGATAACTCGGATGGGAGATGGAAGTCTATAATCAGCAAGCCGAAATACTTTGCTGTCAAGGATACCGAGATCCGGATGAGCTTTGATGATGATCTGGTTGCTCCTCCTGTCGAGATCCTCCCGATGTTTTCCGGGAAGTTTACAGCCTCCCGGTTTAATAATAACAAGGTTGATCTCGGGCTCAAGGATAAGTTTTATAACCTCGGGAGCAAGTATATCGGAGGCACTACAACAACAACCGGAACAACCTCAACCGCTCCGGTTGATTACAGCAATGTCAACCCGGCTGATCTCCTCTGGGATATCTTAACTCTTTACGGAGGACTCGACTCGACAGCGAGCACAGCGAATAAGGACGTCGATTATACCTCATGGCTGGCATGGCGGACTTATTGCTCTGATATCTTCATGGCTGTGAGTGCCGAGTTTACCGGACAGGATATTCTTACGATCCTCCAGAGTTATATTCAGACAACCAATTCAGCGGTTTATTGTGAGAACGATGGGAAGATCCGAGTCTCATGGTGGGGAAATGGAGGAGTAATCCCGGCTTTCACGATCACAGAAAGGAATAAGCTGGAGATCGCAGTCCTCGATATTGATCAGACTGATCTCTATAATCAACAGCAGATCTTTTATGGCTATGATCCGGCAACCCAGATCTGGGAGGGGAGCGATATTGAGAATGATACGGACAGCCAAGCGGATTATGGAATCATCCCAAATGGAATACAGGATACGATGATCTGGCATTACTCTCATGCCTCGGCTCAAAATCTGGCGGAGAGGTTGATCCTCGATACCGCTCTCCCGGCTCAAAGAGTCCAGATCACTCTCCCTCTGCCCGGCTTTACATTACAAATATTTGATGGTATAACTCTGTCAGATACTCTGCTCGGGCTGATCGGACAGGCAACAAGGCTCGAGCAGTTTGACTTTGATCTTGATAAGCTGGCGGTGGTTGCAACCGGGAAACTGATCCCGGCTGGCTTTACTAATTATCTAAAGCTTGATGATTCTACTCTCGGGAAATTAGATGCTAATCTGCTTGTTTAAGGAGGCAATATGACCGCATGGAATAGCTTGAGCTTTACTTACAATGAGATACTACCATCCGCAAAAATGAATCTCTTACAGGATAACTTTACCGCTCTGGCTCAAGGGCTTGTCGGAGCTCCAGCGATCCTCAAAAATGCTATCCAGACCGGGATCAGCGGAGTCAACCTTCATGATGATAACTCTTTTACCTCTACCAGTTATGCGGATAGAGGAGGTGCCTCGGTATCTCTTAATACTAATTCAGGTAATATAATAGTATCTATAAGAAGTGGGTGGAGAACCTTAAGCCAACAGA